GTAGATGGTTCTTGTAATGGTCTTCAAATTTATTCTTTAATGTTAAGAGACGAAAAAGCAGGCAAGCTTGTTAATTGTTTGCCTAGTGATACACCGCAAGACATTTATCAATTAGTTGCAGATGCAGTTAATGATAAATTAAAACAACATGCAGCTGAGAATAAACCGTATGCTCAGTTGTGGTTAGACTACGGAGTTAAACGTTCAACTACTAAAAGAAGTATTATGACTATCTGTTATGGTTCAACTAGATATTCATGCACTGACTTTGTAATTGAAGATTTAACAAAACGTAAAGACAAGGGAGAAAACCATCCATTTCAAGATGAGATATTCAGACCGGCTAGTTATTTAGCAAGTGTCATATGGGACAGTATTGGTGATAATCTGAAATCTGCTAGGACTGGAATGGACTATCTACAAACAATTGCACGTACGGTTGCAAAACAACAACTACCAGTGCATTGGGTAACGCCGGTTGGCTTTCCAGTGTATCAGTCATATCCAGAAATGAAGTCTAAAAGAGTTAAGGCTATGTTAATGGGTGAAGTTATTAAGCCTCGTATAAATACTGAGACTGATTTAACTGACAAACTACGAATGGGTAACGGAGTAGCACCTAACGTAGTTCACTCGGTAGATAGTGCAGCTATGATGAGTACAGTTAATATTGCTTATAAAAATGGCATTACTAATTTCTGTAACGTACATGATAGTTTTGGTACAACCGCAGGTGATGTTGAAACACTTAATAAATCTATTAGAGAAGCATTTATTAAAATGTTTAGTGAGAATGATATTCTTGAAAACTTTAGGAATGACGTTCTTAAACAATTACCTGAAGAGCTACACGATAAATTACCTGAAGTTCCCGCCAAAGGTAATTTAGATATTCAACAATTGCGGGACAGTGAGTTCTTTTTTGCGTAGCATTAAAGTACCCATAGTAGAATGGAGAAACACATATGAAAAATAATTATGTTAAGATTGTAAGTCCTGAAGGCGTGTCACAGTATGCATGGTTGACAAAACCAGATACTAAGTTTGACAAAGATGGACATTACAAAGTAAATCTTGTAGTGCCTACTGACAAGGCTTCTTCATTGATTAAACAGATTGATGAAGAAATTAAAAAGAGCGTAGAAATTGCCAAAGAAAAAAACAAAGGCAAAGCTGTAAAACAAGCTAACGTTCCATACGAAGAACAACTTGATGATGAAGGTAAGCCTACTGGCAATACTATATTCAAGTTTAAAAGAAAAGCACAAATAATATCTGCTGATGGAAAAGTCATTCCATTTAAAGTGGCATTATTTGATAGCTCCGGTAAACCTTTAATTGATGCTAACGTTTGGTCTGGAAGTGAGATGAAAGTTAGTGCTGAGTTAGTACACTGGTTCACTGCAATGGCAGGTGCAGGCGTAAGTCTGAGATTAAGAGCAGTACAAATAACTAAGCTAGTTGAAGGTGGTGCCGGCAATGCTGAGGGCTACGGCTTTGATAAAGTTGAAGGTGGCTACGAAGCTCCGGAAAGTGTGAACAATGTGGTACAAGAAGAAACCGCAGAAGCTGACTTCTAATCAAGTTGGTTTAAAATACGGCTTTAGGTCAGGCTTAGAAGAAGCAATTGCTTCTGAGCTTGACACTAAAAAAGTTAAGTATGAGTTTGAACAATCTAAACTTAACTATACAAAGCCGCAAAAAGTTCACACTTATACCCCTGACTTTTATCTAACTGGGTCTGGCATTTACATTGAGACTAAAGGTTACTTTACTTCTCAAGACCGTCAGAAAATGCGTCTTATAAAAGAACAGCATCCTCAGTTAGATATTAGATTTATATTTTCTAATTCTAAAACAAGAATAAGTAAAAAATCAAAAACAACATATGGCATGTGGTGTGATAAGTATGGATTTAAATACGCAGACAAACATGTTCCAACGGAGTGGTTATGAGTAACATAAGAAAAGAAACAAAGTACATTGTTGTTCACTCAAGTAATACAAATCCAAAACAAAATTTAGATGTTAAAGATTTAGACAAGCAACATAGAAAAGAGGGTTTATTCTCATGCGCTTTTCATAAAGTCATTAAAAGAGACGGGTCTATTCAAGACGGTCGCGACATAATGATAGCAGGCGCACACATTGAAACAGATGTTAACTTGTCTAATAAAAATTCTATTGGCATTTGTCTAATTGGCGGACAAAATGTTGATGGACAGCCTGACTGTAATTTTACTTTCAAACAATACCAAAGTTTAGTTAAACTGGTAGATGTTTTAAAAGACAGTTATGGTCAGGTTGAGATTGTTGGTCATAGAGATGTGACTAGCTCCTCGTGTCCGCAATTTGATGTAAAAGAATTGCTGACATAGTTTGTTTGTGCCTACTGGGTAGAAATATCCAGTAGGTTTTTATTAACCCAAATATATAAGGCAAAAAATTTTATGGAGAATACTGATAGTACGTTTTTATATCATTCAGCATGTGATGAGTGTGGCTCTTCAGATGCTAATTCGGTATATGATGATGGACATACTTACTGTTTTTCATGTAACACACACAAACAAGGAGAAAAAGAAATGCAAACAAACGTAAAAGAAAAATGTAAAGATTTTATAACAGGTACTGTATCTGCTTTGTCTAAAAGAAACATTGATTTTGATACAGCACAAAAATTTAACTATCAAACTGGCGCATGGTTTGGAAGACCTTGTCAGATTGCAAACTACTATGATAAAGACAAACAATTAGTAGCACAAAAACTAAGATACCCTGATAAAACATTTCAATGGTTAGGTGACGCAAAACAATCTAGTTTATTTGGACAGCATCTATGGCGTGACGGTGGTAAAATGATTATCGTTACTGAAGGCGAATTAGATGCCTTGTCAATATCACGTACTAACCAAAATAAATTTCCCGTAGTAAGTATTAAAACTGGTGCGCAAGGCGCTAAAAAAGATATTCAAAAAGAATTAGAATGGCTTGAAAAATTTGAAAGTGTAGTGCTTTGTTTTGACCAAGACGAGCACGGAGAGAAAGCAGCTATTGAATGTGCTAAATTATTTTCACCAAACAAAGCTAAGATATGTACGTTACCATTAAAAGATGCTAACGAAATGTTATTAGCAAACAAGACAAAAGAATTAACAGATTGTATATGGGCTAGTAAACCTTATAGACCTGATGGTATTGTGTTAGGTGCTGATTTGTGGGATGAAATACAAAAAGAAGAAAAAGTAATTAGTGTTGATTATCCTTTTGATTGTTTAAATAAAAAAACACATGGTTTAAGAAAAAGTGAACTTGTAACTGTTACTGCCGGTAGTGGTGTAGGTAAGTCTAGTTTTTGTAGACATGTAGCATTGCATTTATTAAAAAAAGATTACACTGTAGGTTATATTGCATTAGAAGAAACTAATATAAGAAGTGCACTTGGTATTATGGGTGTTCAATTAAAAAAACCATTACATTTATCAAGAGAAGGTATAACAAAAGAACAATTTGAAACTACTTTTAAAAATACAGTAGGAAACCGTAAATTTTATTTATATAATCATTTTGGTTTTAGTGCAGCTGATAATTTATTAAACAAAATAAGATATTTTGCAAAAGGATGTGGAGTTGATTTTGTTATTTTAGACCATTTACACATGGCATTGTCTGCATTAGGTGATGCTAATACAAATGATGAACGTAAACTTATAGATTATTTTGTATCAAAACTTAGAGCATTAGTAGAAGAAACTGGCATAGGTTTAATCTTAGTATCTCATTTATCACGTACTAAAGATGGTAATAAAGGTTACGAAGATGGTGTGCAAGTATCTATGAATAGTTTAAGAGGTAGTCAAAGTATTGCACAACTATCTGACATGGTATTAGGATTATCCAGAGATTTACAAGCTGAAAATAATATTGCTCAAGTCAACGTACTAAAAAATAGATTTAGTGGTGAGACCGGCAAAGCATGCAGTCTTAGATATGATTTAGACACTGGTTGTTTAACTGAAGTACAAGCGGAGACTATTAATGACTTCTAAATTACCTGTTAGAAAAAGAAAAACAAAACAAGACACGGTATCTTGGACATTTTATGTTTTATCTGCTGTTAAAAAAGCAAAAGAAAGTTCAACACCTGTAGTACTACATGTTGCTAAAGATAGTTCAGCATCATTATTACAAGATGCGTTGATGGCACTTGCTATGAATGGTGAAGATGCAGCATGGAACGTAGATATAAAAATACACAAACACATACATTAATTATGAAACTACCTACAATAACTAAAAAGACATTAGACGCTAAATTTGTTTTATGTCATTGGCTTGATATAAACTCAGATGCTTCGTGGATGTCATTAGAAAAAGCAAAAACAAGTACACCAACTATTTGTGTAAGCACTGGTTGGTTAATAAAACAAGATAAGAATGTACACATTTTATGTGGTGACATAAACTTTGAAGATGATGGTACATTGGGTGACGTTGGTAATGTAACTGTTATTCCAACTATTAATGTTATTAAAAAGAAAGTACTAAAAATATGAGATACATATTTGATATAGAAACTGATGGATTTTTAAACGTCTGTACTAAAATACATTGTTTAGTTTTAAAAGATGTAGACACTAATAAGTTTTTGTCTTTATCAGTTGATGAAGCACTAGATAAATTATCAAAAGCAAAAGAAATTATAGGACACAACATTATAAAATTTGATTTACCTGTAATAAAAAAATTATATCCTACCTTTAAAACTGAGGCAAAAATTTTTGACACACTTGTAGCAACAAGATTATTATTTCCAGATGTAAAAGAAAAAGATTTTCAACGTAAAGATTTTCCTAAAGACTGTATAGGAAGACACAGTTTAAAAGCATGGGGTAATAGAATAGGTAACTACAAAGCACAGTTTGATACAGATTGGCAAACTTTTACACCAGAAATGCTAGAGTATTGTAAGCAAGATGTAGAAGTAACTTATAATCTTCACAAAATGATACATGAAGATATGAAATACTCTCAGCAAGCTATGGATTTAGAACACTCTGTAGCACAATTAATTTATAATCAAGAAGTTCATGGTTTTAATTTTAATACTGAAGAAGCTAAGAAACTTTATTCAGAATTAAATGGTAGACGAATGGAAATAGAATACAAGTTACAAGTAATGTTTCCACCTGAAAAAGAACACATACCTTTTATACCTAAAGTAAATAACAAAGCTAGAGG